AAATTCTTCATATTTTTAGATTGTTTTCATTTTATATCCTTTCTGCCCTCGTGACCTTCGGGGCGGGTAGTCGATTGCTATTCTTATACGATTTCCCAGCCAGCGCTTTTCAGTTTGCGAATGGCGTCTTCTATGTATTCAGCCTCTTTCTCTTTTATTGTCCCATAGTAATAATTTTCAAGGGACATAATAGTTTCGGAGTGGTATACTTTCCATTCGTTTTCTGACAGAAATACGTCTGACCAAATATCACCGTCCGATGTATCTATCATCATCTTATAGTATCTAAAGTGGTCATAACTGCACCAATCGCGGGCTGCGGCGTATTCTTTTTTTACCTGTTTTTCGATTTCTCTTCTTTCGATTTTCTTCATTGTTTTCACCTCGAAGGGATTCTTTTTTATTTTAGGGTGCTGTTGTCTAGTATTCTTCCGGGAAAAGTACGGTTAATATTGTACAGTCTTGTTTAATCCAGATTTTTTGACCATCGGGAGCTATGTATGCGCTTAATGAGTAAAGTGGATCTGTATTATTGCTTTCCATGTCCGAATCCGAAACCTCGCCCCAGTCGCCAGACAAATGACGATGTATGGAATCTAAAATAAATTGATTAAAGTCATCGGATCTGTTCATTGCTACCGCCACTCCTGCAGATATATGGGTTTTAATAGTCATTTTGATACCTCCTTTTATATTTTCGATTTCTCCGTATTGGCGGTGCTACCGCGGGAAGCGAACCTTGGGTAGCTTACGGTGGTGATTATGCTGTTCTATTGGTTAAAATCTCGGACGGATCGAACCGGAAAATGAATCCGTGTTTAAACTTGCTGTAATATCCGCCACGCTCCTGCATTGCGATGTTTTCGGATTTATATGCTTCCCGGCCAAGTTTTTCTGCAATTCGAACAACCCATAATTCCGAGCCATCCCGGGTGTCTTCGCCTTTGGTGATTTTGTAGGTGTATCCGGTTTTATTGTCCGGTAACGCTGTATATTGCGTTTCTGAAGTGCTTTCCTGCTTTGTTGTGGCATTTACCTTCGACGGTTTATTGGCTTTACTTTTGATTCTGTTGGTTTTGGGAACTACCTTAAAACCTTTGTCCCACTTTCCAATATGGATTGATGAGCAAAAATTACAACTGAAATAATCAATCATGGAATCACTGTCATCATAGTTGTAAGACTGCATAAAACTATAAACATCAGACAGTACCGAAAAAGCGTATTCTGTAAAATATTCTTTGTAATTGTCGCTGATCCTGTGTAACTGCCAGCGCATCCTATCTTCGGCAAGCATTTTTTCAATGTTCATTCCAAGACCGCGACCACCATAATATCCCATCTTTTCGTTTTCCAAATGTTCCGTATATGCCTTCCGGCAGGCTTTAAGGTCGAAAATTTGCTCCGGCGCTTCCATTACGCAAATAAGGATTTCGGAGCCACCAGAAAAATACTTAGATGTTACAGAAAATTTCCAGGTAGGGTATCTTTCTTTACAGTACATTCGGATTGTTTTTGCAATTTCGGTAGTTGTCATGCTTCCATCGTAGCGGCTTCCTTCCCAACCATATTCTGTATAGAAGCTGCGGCGGGTACTGGATGCAGTTTCATTGATTGTTTCACCGAGCTCTGTTTCTTTACGATTCTTCCATATCGGGAAGAGTGCGTCAAACTCAACATTGATTTCTTTCATGACTTCCAGATCCCCGCCGTTGTCCGGGTGATTGGCCTTTAATAGGGCTTTGTATTGGCTTTTTAAATCTTCAAAACTAGACACATTCCTAAAATATTTTTTCATGATCATTTCCTCCGTTCATTTTTTGAGTTGTAATCCGGCTTTGCCCGGCCGGGACGGGGTAATCAATCTCAAAAGTCTTCCAATGTCGCCACTGTCTCGCATAGAATATCTATTCTATCCGATACTTTCATCACGCGAACAAACTTGATATCAAGTTCTTTCGAATAATGCGCAACAGCTACGGTCTGCCCTTTATGTACCAAGGGCAGGTTAGCCCTTCTTATGTCTTCGATAAAGTCATCCACTCCGTGACATGCCTTAATGATGATCCCGGGGTTAGTTAGGAAATACTTTCCGCCTTCGATTTTAAGGGTACATTTTGTTGTCATCCCATTATATCGTCCATCGTCTCTATCCCAGGCGACACGGCATTCGCACCCAATTGCATAGTCATCATCTTCATGCAATTTGTTATCCAAGTCCACGCTTAAGACCGGGTATTTTCCAAAATTCATTGCCTGAGCCATTTTTTTCTTTTCTAATAATATAACGTCCATAATATTCCTTTCTGCCTTCGTTCCTCCGTGGCGGGTTAGAATTCTACTTTTTAATGGGATTATGAAAAGTTCCGTCTTTTGTCTGTACTATCTGATACTGTTCACTGTGGAGCCTCTCCCATTTCTCGCCGCTCCGTTTCTGTTCTTCCGTGCGATTATTATTCAGTTCCTCAACTAACAAATCCATGATTCCTTTTTTCATATTTACCTTCTTTCTCCCGGCGTTTCCCGGCCGGGACGGGTGTGATAATATTTAAGCAGCTAACGCCACATTCTTTGTTAATACTTCAATGACCATTGCATCTGCAATTATGAGTTCATTTTCGTCATTTCCGTATTCCATTCGGTCCCCTCCGATAACGATCGCTTCTCCAAAATATACGCTGGATTCCCTAAGTGCCTTTTCGAGTTTCTCTTGAATTTCTTCCGGCTCATCCCATCCTAAGTCTATCCTCGTATCATACGCACATGTTCCAGGAAGCTCTACGGGGGATTCGGTATCATAAGTACTACAGTCTACTACGTAATCCCAATCATAGGAGTTTCTGCAGCAGTCACCTTTTTGGTAGCTTTCATCATTCGACACGTGGCGGATCCCGATAAAGGTATACCCACTGTTAATTATTTCATCGACTAATTTCTGCATATTCATTTTAGCTTCCCCCTTTCTTTATCTTGATTACATTGTACACTAAAAATAGTGCAAATGCAATTGACAAATGCACTAAAAATAGTGTATTTTAAAACGCTGGTTTTATGCAGGTTTCACTAAAAATAGTGTTGACAATTAAAAGCGTGAATGCTAATATATAATTGAGGTGATACTATGTTAAAATTTAAAGTTGATATTATAGATTTGCTTAGGGAAAATGGCTATAATCCCGGTAGGATAAGGAAGGAAAAACTAATAGGTGAAAAGACTATGCAAGATATGAAAGCTGGGGTTGTGCCAGGTACAAAGACTATTGATACTTTGTGTAAAATTTTAGAAATGCAGCCGGGGAATCTTCTTAAATATGTGGATGAAGAAAGCACTAACAATAGTGAAAAATAGATTGACAAAGCACTAAATATAGTGTATAATGAAGGTATCAAAAGAAAGGAGATACCGGGATGCAGATAGAGTATAGCAAGGCGGCGGCAAAGGCCATAAAAGCCATGGATAAACCCACAAAGCAACGCATCAAAGCAGGTATAGAGGGACTAACAGAGAAACCGCCAAAGGGAGATATCAAAGTGATGCAAGGCTACACTGACGGCCGCCAGCGCCTGAGGGTGGGGAAATATAGAGTGATATACCAATATCGTAAAAACGACGTCGAGATACTACATATCATGGACATAGGGAGCCGAGGGGATATCTATAAATGATATCTCTGGGATAGGAAAGGAGTGTATATAAGATGAGCGGAGCAGTAAAAGAGGCAACAAAGTTACTTGAGATATTGCCAGAGCAGGATCAGGACTTTGCGCTTGAGTTTATAAAAAAATTAGTCCTTGCCTGGGATCCGGATTTTACAAAGGTAACGCCGGAGGAAGCGGCAAGGCTGAGAGAGGCAGAAAATGATATAAAACATCATAGGACCGTATCCCATGATGATATTGATTGGGATTGATTTGTTTGGGCTTATTGATATAGAATGATGATAAAATTTGATTTACTGGGGCTTGCAGATGTAGGCCCTTTTTTGTGTTCGTATCTATAAAATTGCGTAACCATATGATACAGTTAGCAGTTCCGTAACTGTACAAATAGCTGTTGTAAGTGTATCAAAAACTAGTTCAAAACTAGTTCACGAGTATTTTTGAGGGTAAGATGTATTTAAGTAAATGCTTCCTTTCTTATTCCAAACCCTACGAAATAGCGTCCGTAAGTGTATCATTGATACAGTTACAAGCCTGTTTGTACAGTTTCAAAATACTAAACTGTACATGTCTAGATTCAGTGTTTATGCTGGCTTAAGGGGTATTTTATTATAAATGATACACTTGTACTAAATAATAATTTATAGGTATACACATGTGCGCGTACGCGTGCGCACGTATACCCTACATTCAAAAAACTAGTACAACCGTATCAGCTTGTAAATATCAGGCTGTAGGTTATGGCTATACCTGTAAGTACTGGCTCCAGTAAATGCACCAGCCACCAGAGCAGTGATGCAGGGGATTGTTCTTTCTGGTGGGGGTTTTTCTGCCAGGAAATTTCCTCTTGCATTTTTGGGGATACAGATATATAATACAGTCAAGTAATTTAGATATATCTAACCCGGTAAGTTGCGGGTGGTTTAATACATTAAATCCGTATACATGAGCCGGAGACACAATTCAATAAATTAAATCCGCCAAGATCCCGGCGGTGTGAGAATGAGTTCGGGAGACTCCAGTTAATAGCTGGGGTCTCTTTTTGGTTTATGGAGATATATGGGGAGGTGAGAAGGTGGACAGAAAAGACGTTAGGGCAGCAGGAGAAGAGATTGTGAAATCCAGAGGTAAAGGAAGCAGGACCGGCAAGGATGGAAACGGTTCACCCATTATAGGTGGCAATGGTGTGGCCCCTATGAACAAAGACGAAAACGCGTTATTTTGCCAGTATGCTCTGGATATGTTTCATTCGCCGACTGTAGACTTAGGGGATTCAGATGCTGTAGCAGATGCTATAGATGGATACTTCGGGTACTGCATTGAGAGGGGGCTTAGACCTGGCAATCTCGGTTTATATGCTGCTTTGGGGCTATCCAAGCAAGAGGTGAGCAATGAGATGCGAGGTATGACGCATAAGTTAAGCTCATCGTGTCTTGACCTCCTTAAAAAAGCTAAGCAAGCTCTGGCAACATATCGGGAGCTTTTGGGGAGTCAGGGTAAGCTGAATCCAGTCACCTTGATATTCTGGCAAAAGAACTATGACGGCCTGAAGGATGTGCAGGACATCACCATAACACCCAATGCTAGTATGCAGCAGGAGCATACACCCGAGGAAATCGAGGCCAAAGTACTTGATGACATCCCCATTGACGATGACAATATAGACACAATTTAACAATATTATCTGATAATATGCAGGACAATACATTAACTATACAAGATGCATAAATATAAAAATTAAATATGTGCATGATGTATAGTAATCTATTCCGAAAACAAGCGTTTAGCGAATAGATTATACAATACATATAATTGCTATACAATTTGATGTGGACCTACCCCGGGGGTCTGTGGGATGTATGGACGTGGCCTACTTACCCCACTTACCATGCCGAAAAATAAAAAAGGCCTTCAATAATGGGACTAAAATTTCCCCAAAAAAAGCAAAAAGACCACACTTGATCGGAGGTGATATCCATGACAGAAAAAGAATATGAATCCCATAAAAGTATCGTCAATAGATATGAGGCTGCAAAATCTGAGTGCAACTCATTGATTTTAGAAAAAGAGAAAATCCAAAGTGACAGGTTCGGCGTGATTCTTGGCGGATATTCTACCACAGATAGTCCCAGAAAATTTGATTACCGTAAAAACCTACAGCAAATGCTTCTAAATTTTTGTGACAGCCAGATTGAGTTAGCCAAGGCCGCCATGGATGAGCTGCAGTGGGAGGTACAGAAGTGAAGCAAGGAGAGGTAATATCGTCTATAAAAGTAATTAGAGAGGAACTGTTAACCCATAAAGATTTATACGCCGGATTTCTCGCCAGTATTGAATCGGCCCTGCATGAAGCGCGGCCATATACCTCAGAGCATGAAGATACCGAAAGCTGCCTGCAAGGTACTTCGGCACATGGCTTGGCCATGAGTATTTTAGATAGGATTATTGGGGAGGAGTAGTTAAAATGTATGTATTTGGAAATATCGTAGCTACTGTGGACCTTCTGTTGCTATTTCTTTTCTCTGGTGTAGGAATTCTTTCCAGGCCGCATGAAAAAGAGCTGAAGCTGGCCTGTGGATTTATTTCCAGCATCGCTCTGGTGAATTTGTTGTCTATTGTCTGCAGGTGATGGGTTGCGTTTGTGTGTTACGTCTAAATCGGCGACACAGCTGTTGCCTATAGTGATCTGAAGAAGCTGCAGGGGCATGCGGTCGAATGAGTGTCTATTCTGATAATCATAAGTGCTGCGGAGTGCCCCGGATAGTATATACCCTGCGGCGGTATGAGTGTCTATTGTATAGCGGTGAACCACTCAATCTGGGAAGCAAGCTAATCTGGTGAAAGCATTGGACTGTCCAAAGAGGCAGGGTCGGAACCTGCGCTTCCCATTTGCTGGTGGCCTGCATTACTATATGTGAGTTGTTGGCATAATTCCCTTTGTTGCGGCTGGCGGGAGTCTGCAGGTTCTGGTAATAGTCTGGAATCCCCCAATATAAAACCAGAACATAATTTATCATTTGGAGTTACAGTTTATGGCGTCCCGGGATCTGACAAGGCGGCGTAAGCTCTGTTACATTACTGCTTATGGCGGCTGGAGGGCCCGACGATGCTTGCGGAGCTCCGAGGAACCATTAATTAATATCCCTTAATAATTCCCTTTTAATGGCAGACAAAAGAACCGCAACAGTGAATGGTTAACTTGGGCCATTCACTTAGGGGGCATAACTCAATGGTAGAGCGGCGGTTTTAATCCGCATGATTCCGGTTCAAATCCGGATACCCCGATTATTGGAGTAAAGTACAGTGGAGGTGTAATTGTGACCAATATGCAAATTACTAGTATGTAAGCTCCAATTATTGGCATATAGCTCAGTTGGTAGAGCGTCCGGCCGTTAACCGGGTTGTCGCAGGTTCAAGCCCTGCTATGCCAGTTTGGACAGAAAGTGCATTTATTGCAGTAACCGGTCAATGCTGCATTATATGCCGGGGAACCATGGATGTTATTATTCCATGCTCCGGGTTCAAGTCCCGGCTGTCCGTTTTGTACGTTGGTAATTGAATATTGATGGTTTGTAGAGTATAATAATTAGCATAGGTTTTGAATTTGAAAACCACGCATAGGAGAAAGAAAATGAAAATACTTTTATCCACTTTTTTAACAATTGTTAGCGGCTCACTTGTTTTTATTGTTGGACAGATTGTTGTTGAGTGTTATGTTAAGCCAATGCAAGAATATAAATCAATTAAATCTGAAATTAGCTATATTCTTGTATATTATGCAAATGTGTTTATGAATCCAGTCAATAAGGCGGAGGACAATTTTTTTACGGATACTTGGCAAACATTATATGATGAAGCAAGTAAAGAGCTAAGAATAGCTGCTTCAAAACTAGCAGGGTTTAAGCAACGTAAACCGTTTTTTGTTAAGAAGGATAAAGTTGAAATGGCACAGTCTGCACTAATAGGGTTATCAAATGGATTATTCACTTCTGATGTATTTAGGCAGGTTGAACGAAATGAAAAAATGCGAAGGGAGATATGTGAGGGACTAAATCTTAAATAACTTACCAACCATCAATATTCGATGGTTGGTTTTTTATTACAAAAATTAGGAGGAAGCCCATGGACTACATCATAACTATAATATTAATAATCGTATTTTTAATAAATATTATTGTTTCTATTTGGAGCACAAAGAAAAATTTAAAGGAAGAAAGGCTTAAATCGGTTGCCATTTATCGGCTGTCAAAAGAGATTAAGCGGCACAACGATGCAAAATGTTGATATAACGACTTATTATAGACTCAGTAGCAACCAAATAACATGGAATCAATAAATTAATTAGTATATACCACCGGCTATCACCAGAGATAGTCGCTAACCTGTAACAGTTAAAGGAAGTGGAGGCATGGCAGATTTAAAGAAACATCTACAGATTATCCGGGCGCTACATAAGAGGGACCTCAACCAATATGATAACCTCTCAATGCTCATGGATATGGTCCTGGCGGTCAAAGACGAAGACATAGAGTTGGCAAAGGATGAGGCGCAGTTCGTCAAACGGAAAGCAGCAATCGGCACCAGAGGCAGGGCGGAGGTCAAACGATTTGCGGACCTGTACTGGAAGTCCATGCTGTTTTTGGCGCAGAACCGGGATCTAGACTCATATTTGCTATATCTGGAAAAGGACCGGGATCCGGAAGAACGCTTTTATCTCCCTCGGCGCGAACAGCTTCGTCAGCACGGCATCGTACAGGCCCTGCAGAAACTTATTGATGATGAGATTGATATTTTATCTATATCTTGCCCGCCAGGTATCGGGAAGACAACTCTGGCCGAGATGTTCTTATCCGGTTGGATAGGATGGAATCCAGACCTGTGCAACCTTTTCTCTTCTCATTCCGGTCACGTCACCCGGATGGTCTATGATGTAATCTGCAATATCATTGGTGTAGGCTTGAAACCTGGGCAGGTAGCTGAGTATTGCTGGCGGGACATTTTCCCGGATGTTCAGATTGAGAACGTCAATGCCAAAGAAGAAACAATTAATCTCGGCAAGTTCAAACCATTTAAGTCTATAACGTTCCGTGCGCTTGGAGCCTCCCAAACAGGTGTTACCCGTGCTGAAGGATTGCTTTACTGCGATGACTTGTGCTCAGGCATCGAGGAAGCTTTGTCTAAAATCCGTCTGGATAAGCTTTGGACAAAGTACAGCACTGACCTAAAGACACGTAAAAAGCAGGGGAAGAAAGGCAAAAAGTGTAAGGAACTCCATATCGCAACCCGGTGGTCCGTATGGGATGTAATTGGGCGTATACAGAATATTTATCGCGGGAACGACAGGTGCGTTTTTATCTCCGTTCCAGATATTGACCCGGCATCAGGAAAGAGCAACTGGAATTTTAAATACGGTGTTGGATTCGATGAAGACTATTTCGAGGACATTGAGCAATCCCTGGATGATATTACATATAAGTGTCTGTACAAGAATGAACCGGTGGAGCGTGAGGGGATTCTTTATGAACCTGATAAGCTGCGGCGGTACTATGGTGTGCTGCCAGATAAAGAGCCAGATGCCATTCTGGCAATTTTGGACCCTAAAGGAACGGGAACCGACTATAATGCGCTTGGTGTGTTTTATCAGTACGGTCAGGACTACTACCTGCATGACTGTGTATTCCAGAATATTGACCCTTACAAACTGGACGACATGAATGCCGATTGTCTCGTAAGAAACAACACCCAGATTTGCCAGGTTGAGTCAAACAAAGAGGGTGTCAGAACAGGAGATGTCCTCCAGGCCAATATCAAAGAGCGTGGTGGACGTTGCAGTGTCGATAAAAAATACACCTCAACCAATAAGGAAACTCGAATTATCGTCAATAGCCCATGGGTTATTGAGCATGTTATCTTCCGGGCGCCCAAGACACCGGAGAATCCAGATGGATATGAAGTAAAGTCTGATTACGGACAGATGATGAGTTGGGTGTGTGCGTACAGCCAGTTAGTAAGAAACCCGCATGATGACGGACCGGATATGTTGGCGATGCTGGCGGTTCGGGAAAGCGGAGGCGGCACAGCAAAAGCCGAACCTATGCAAAGACCATGTTAATTTAGGAGGAATACGGGATATGATTTTAACCAGAGAATTTTTTGCAAACTATAAGTACCTTGGTAGCATGATTAAATCTATGGAGCGCAGGCTTAGGTACTTTGAAAAGCATCCACTTACTTCCGAACATGGTGTAGTTAGAGGTTCTATGGGAGTTTTCCCGTACGCAGAATGTCATTTTGTGGTTTCGGGTGCAAGTGTAAAATCGAGTTCTGAGCGTGAAGATACTATAAAGCAGTTGATAATAGATTTGACAGCGAACAAGCGACTGTACGAAGACATGAAACTGGATATTGAATCATTTGTAGAAAATTCGGAACTTTTCAATTTGGAGGAAAGGACAATTTTCCGGCTTAAATTCATAGATGACATGAAAGATAGGGAAATTGGGGAAGAATTAGGATATGACAGAAGTACAATATCTAAGAAAATAGAGGACATTTTGAATAAAATCCCAGATAGTTACAGTGACGCCGAAATTTACTCTATGTTGAGGAAAGTTTCACCCAATTCACATTTATAAAATGTTATTATGCTATTAGTGAAAAGTATGTAAGGCACCGGAATCCAACCCCGGTGCTTATTTTTATGCGGAAAGGCGGTGAAACCAGGGTGATATATCATAAAAACAGAGAATCCTTTGTGGATGTATGTCATGGAGTGTTTGGCAGGAAGGTCATAAAATCTTCGGTGAAAGAAATCAATGCATCTAATGTAGTTCAGGAACTTGGAAAGGCTTTAGCCATTCACTGGCAGAATCGCCGGGAAATTGATTACCTCTATCATTACATGAATGGAGACCAGCCGATTCTTTACAGGGAAAAGCAGGTCCGGCCAGAGATAAAGAATAATGTGGTAGAAAATCACGCGCTGGAGATTGTGCGGTTTATGATGGCACAGAGCTTTGGGGAACCCATTCAATATGTGAGTGTCGATAAAGACGATGATAAGACACGGGAGATTGATAAACTCAATAAAATGATGGCGTCTATTGATAAGTCTTACTATGATATTCAGATTGGTGAGTGGCAGAGTAACGTCGGTACGGCTTACCGGTATAATTGGAGCAATCTATTAGCGGATAGAAGTCTTGGGGAGTGCCCTGTGGGAATCGACGTTCCGGATCCTAGAAATAATTTCGTGGTATACTCTTCAGGATTTGGCAGCAGGCCACTTATGTCAGTGTCCCAGGTGAAAGATGAAAGCAATGAGAACGCTTATTACTGCACCACGCCAAAACAAGTCTATTATGTAAAAAACGGCAAACTGATTCCAGAAAAATCCGCACCAAACGGCTATGGCCGGATTATGCTGGTGGAATTTCCAAACAATGTACGGAGACTATCTGACATAGAGATAGTCATAACCATGTTGGATGTTATTAATAAGACCCAATCAAACCGCATGGATGGTATCGAACAATTTGTGCAGGCCTTCATGAAATTCGTAAATTGCGAGATTAATGAAGATGATTTCCTTCGTATGTGCCAGTTGGGTGCAATTAAGATTAAATCCCAGCAGGGCGTACAGGCTGATGTGGATATGATTTCTAATGAGCTGAATCAGGAGCAGACGCAGGTTGCTAAGGATGATCTGTATAAAAATATACTTATTATCGAAGGTATGCCAAATCGTGAACAAAATACCGGCGGAGATACCGGACAGGCAGTATATCTACGGAATGGTTGGGATTTTGCGGAGCAGAGAGCAAAGATTGATGAGCCGGTCATTATCAAATCGGAGAAAGAGGCGCTGAAAAATGTGCTGATGATCCTCAGGACGAAACAGCTTATCAGTTCAGGCTTGAAAATTAGCGATATCGATGTGAAGATTACCCGGAACAAGACAGACAATATGTTGGTTAAGGCGCAGGCCCTTATTTATCTATTGGAAAAAGGCATACATCCAAAGATTGCCATTAAAACCTGTGACCTATGGGGCGATCCCGAAAAGGTTTATGTACAATCAAAGCCGTATCTGGACGCACTCTACAAGACAGCGCAGGGAATGCAGGAAGAAGAGGAAAGAAAGGCTGCACAATCGTTAGAACTTTCGAAGACTCAGTCTGAAAATCCGCCGAAAGGTGGTGAGTAGATGATTGAAGTTCGATGCAAGGGGAAAGGTTGCAGCCTGCTTCTTGGGGAGTTTTCAGGAAGGGGCCGAATAAAATGCCGAAAGTGTGGAGGAATTAACACCTTTGATACAGAAACCGGTGAGCATAATTTTGAATCCGGTAAAAGACACACAGATTTAAGTGAAAGAACAACTAGTAGTGGAGTAGTATTTCGTTAACGTTGTTTTATATTTTTGCATGTCCGAGCGTAAGAGGATAGGAACTATGCGGAGCGCACCGTGTTAAAAAAGTGTATGTTCTGGAAAGGAAGAAGCAATGACAAGAGAGGATATTAAAAATCAGTTTCCGGACGCTACCGAGGAACAGATTACAGCAATTTTAAACATCAACGGGGATGATGTAAAGGCATGGAAAGACAAAATTCCAAAGAAGGCTGATTTTGAGGAGCTAACAAGAAAGGCTGCGGAGTATGACAAACTTCAGGAGGCAGACCTTACCGATGCGGAAAAAATCCAAAAGGCTCTGCAGGATGCCGAGAGTGCAAAAACAGATTATGCGAAAAAGTCAAACAGACTGGATGCAGAAAAAATCCTTGTTGCTGCCGGGCTGACAGAGGAGGATTACAAGGACCTCATTGATGGTATAATTTCCGATGACGCCGAGAAAACAAAATCCATGGCAACTGGACTTGCAACCATGGTAACGAAGCAGAAAGAAGCTGCAATTCAAAAGACCAAAGAGGAGTTAATGGATGGTACTCCAGCTCCTAGCGGCGGTTCCGGTGGCGCGGAGGAAAAATCAGAGGATGTAAAATTTGCAGAAGAAGTAGCAGGTACGTTTTCTGCTTCAGAAGAAGCTTCAAAATCAGTTTTTGAAATCTATTAATGTGCGAGTAAAAGGAGGATAACATAATGAAATTTACACAGAAAGAATATGGAAGCCCTATTGAAATCTTGAAATTTAACGATTTTAAAGGAGAGGCCTGTATGGTTTCCGATTCTGGAGTCACTGCAGATAGCAATGGAAATAAAATTGTTAAGGCAGGCACCCCGCACCCGGCAAATGATGCAACTTGCAAGGGCATTTTGCTACACGATGTTGATGTCACCTATGGGGAGGCACCGGGAACCAGAATTTTTGAAGGTTCTATTGATAACAAGAAACTTGCAAAAAATAGCGTTACTGTTTCAGCGGAAGCAAAGTCTGCCCTGCCAAGAGTAACGTTTTTTGATTAAGACAAAGGAGGTCTAATACTATGGCATTACCATTAAAAGAAGCATTTACAGCAAGAGCGATCGGAGTTCTGTGGGATGCATATAAACAGACTATGGGTATCGCACCTTATTTGGGAAGCGGCTTTTTCCCGGCGTCCAAGTCTCCTACAATGGACCTGAAATGGTTTAAAGGATCTAAAGGACTGCCGGTTTCCCTGACACCATCCAATTTTGATGCGCTGGCTACCGTAAGGGATAGAATCGGATTCAAAGAAATGGAAACTGAAATGCCTTTCTTCCGCGAGTCCTATTTGGTAAAGGAAAAGGATGCCCAGGATTATGAGAATATGATGAATGCAGCGGACCCGGCTATTGCGCAGGGGCTGTTAAGACAGATTGCTCTGGGGCCGATGGATTTAATCCAGGGCGCCGATGTGGTTCCTGAGAGAATGATTTGGCAGTTGCTCTGTCCAGTGGATGGTTCACCTAAAATTGCAATTTCAGCGAATAATATGGATTATGATTACAACTACGACGTCGATGGTTCCTACAAGTCAAAGAACTTTATGGAATTGTTAGAAGGAAGTAAGTGGGACAACCCAGAAACATGCGATCCCTTTGAAGATTTAAGGGCGGCTAAAAAGTCTATGAAAAAGCGTGGTAAAAGTATAACTTTGGCAGTGATGAATGATAATACCTGGAACAAGCTTGTGAAGAGCAAAAAGGTACATGACTATATCATAGCGAAAGCATCCACTTCTCCCGTGTTTATCGAAGAATCTGATATCAGGAGATTCATCCGTGAAAGTGAGGATTTGAGGCTGGAGATTATGGTATATGATAAACTCTTTATAGATGACTCCGGTGCAGAAAAGACCTTTATTCCTGATGGTATGGTGGCGCTCCTCCCTGGAAAGACTGCTCTTGGCAGCACAAAATATGGCAAAACGCCGGAAGAAAGAAGCGGTGATGCAAGCATTGGCAATCTGTCCATTGTTAATACTGGTGTGGCTGTCTATACCTATACCACACCGCATCCAATCGTAACCCAGTGTATAGTGTCTGAAATCGTGCTTCCAACCTATGAGCGCATGGATGACACATTTGCTATCAAAGCATATTAAGGGGTTAGGCATGAAATTTGACCATACAGTAAAATATAAGGGTGAATATTATCCAGCGGGGACTGAAATCCCCGAACTGGATATGAATGTGACAGAAAGTGAGATGGAGCCCACTGACCTGAATATGAATGAACCCGGAGATGAGACGGAGATCACTGACCTGGATATGTGTAAAGCAGAAGTAGGTACAAAAACCTCGGATGCAGAGGATGGAATGACAGAAGATGTACCTAAAGAAGCTCCGCCAGAAAAGGCTCAGGCTAAACGCGGGAGAAAACCAGCAGCAGGCAAATAAAGGAGGTGTGAGGAGTGGATAAAGAAAGCATCATTGAAAATCTCATAATATATTTAGGAGAAAGTGACAAGAGGATTATCTCACTCCTTGTTGACTTGGCGTGTCAGAATGTTGTGAACCGGCGGTATCCTTTTGGGTATGCAGAAGAGCAGGAGCAGGCTGCAATTGCCCAGTATTCCAATGTGGTGTTTCGGGCTGTGGTATATGCTTATAATATGCAAGGAGCTGAGGGGCAAAGTTCTCACAGTGAGAATGGAGTAAGTCGGTCATATATAGAGGAGGATAAGCTATATACTGAGATTGTGCCGGTGTGTAAGGTGCTGTAAGGCTCCTCGTTGTGTTTTATGGCTATTGAATTATATAAGGCCAACATAATATCATTTATTGCATTTAATGCTAATATACAGTGCTATAAAGCGATATTTCATTTGTTTTTATAGATATATACCTACCTTTGTCGTATAATGACGATGGGAGGAGAGTATAATGCAATTTTATTCTATTTTAAATAATGA